TTTTCCTTCATGCGTTTCTTATACTTTTCCAATTTCATGAAAGCATTCGGCACCTCGCTAATAACAATATCAACAACCTGAGTTTTTGAATTAGCGCCATTTGTGTCCCAGTTACCATTAACCTGGACTGAAGGATTATAACTTGCAGGCAATGCAGTAACCTGCACAACATCTGAAATTGCAAAACCATCCAATTTAGACGTTGCGGCACCATTGTAAGTCAATGTGTCCTGATCGGAAAAGCCATCATCCCAATCAGTCAAAATGGAAGCACCACCTGCAGTTGTATTGGTCCAAGAAGCCACTTTGGTATCGTCAATACTACTATAAGTACTTCCCGGATTCGCGATAAACCGTGCACGCGAAAACACATTAAATAAGCCCTCTTTCAAAAAATTTACCGTATTTGCAACGGGTGAAGTTAAACTTGTAATTAAACTGCTTCCTGCCTTCAACGCTAAGGACCCAGTATAACTCGCGGGCTGTAAATTAAATGCTACGGTGGCAGGCATTGTAAAACCAGAGCCAACCGGTCCATTCGTCCAATGATCAGCTTCCGCGGGAGCATTCGCAATCTGCTGCCCTACTGCAGCAACGACTGATGTGGGCCCACTTAAATGCCAACGATAATTGATTTCAATATTACCGCAAACTTGGTTATTTGCCACCCCATCCAAACAAACTGTGATATACCCATCGTCATACATGTCAATTTCCCATCCTAAATTTGCCGCTGTTTTTCCATCATTTTGGGGTATAGTGGGAATACCGTTTCGTACACGTTTCATCACACGATCTTCACTTGAAAATGGCAGACGCATCGTATGTTCTTTCCAAACTGAACCACGTTCGTGCTTTTGCTCCAAATACTGCTGACGCGCAGTACCGCCTGACGGGAATGGCGTCTTATTATTTCTAAAATAACTAATAATAACCTCACCTGCAACCTGATAGCTACAATTTGGCACATATTTAACAGTCAAATGGCAACCTTTGCGGCGCAAGCTATGATTTTCGTAGAGCACAGCCTCTTGTGAAAGCCTAGTGCTCAAACCACTCACTAACGACTGAGTATCAGCGGCCAAAGCAGCATCCGGGGGCAGCCCAGGGTTGACGTTATACATCCAAA